TTTGATTGGTACATCATTCCTCTTATCGACAATCTCGTAATCGTTTGGTATCAAATCCGTTCTTCCGATAGGTAAAGTAACTAAACCTGCTCGGATTATGCCCATATTCTTTATGATGATAGGCGGGTCTGTTGGACGTCTTGGTGGTATACTATAGGTGAGTTCTTCGTCAAGCTTTGCTTGATAATCCTGCGTTACTTCTATGAATATCCTATTACTCAGGACTGCTTTCATTAAACTCGTCTTCTGTTATACAGTGCTCGATACCGTGATAAGTATAATAGCACTTTAGTTTTACAACTTCTGTACTTGGATTTATATCCCAGTGTCTTACGACATTTGCTATAATAAAGCAACAAGTAATAACGTTAAGTAACACAATACAACTCCTAAAGATAGCCACAATATCTGCTTCCCTGTCATAGCCTACTTTTTCTCCTAAACTTTTTGCCCATAATCTCCATATACTCATCTTAAATTCCTTATTAACTCTAAGAGTTCTTCTACTGTCTGCAAGTCTTGCTCATTATCAGTATCTATTTCTATTACTATTTTCATACTTTTCTCCAAGTATTTTTCTTCTTAATTTCTGAGAGTTCGTACAAGTAAGATGGTATATCTTTTATGTACAGTACTCCTGCGTATTTCTGTAGCGGTTCAGGAGGTCTTTTTAGTTCAAATGGAAAAGGTACATTTTCAACATATATTAATGTTACTATATCTTTTTCTATTACTTTCGTTATCTTACTATAATACAACTTAGCTGTTGTACTTTTTTCGTATCGAAAGAATTTTCCATCTGAATCTACAAAGAACTTCCTTCTATGCTTTGATAAGTCCACAAAGTTATCGATCATATGTCTCAACTCATATAAATTTTTATGTGGTGTATTTAATCTTCGCTGACCTATCGTGTAGCCAGAGACATTAGTATCATCTACTACCTGTCCCTCGCACCACAATATTCCATCTCGTTTTTCAACTTCGTCTGTGTGTATTACATAGACTGGAAACTCAACATCATTCAGATTCATACTTTGCCTTGAACTTGCCAAGTGAATAATCTTCATCAACATCAAAGTCACATCCAATTGGGCAGTTAGGTATTGAGATACCTCTATCTTTTTCAATACAGTTTTGTACTATTTCCATATATTCATCAACATCTTCTTCTTTCACTTCTGCAAGAATTGAGTCATGAACTAAGGCAAAGATTCTCATATCTTTCGTCTTGTTTCGTTTGATAATTTCATTATGGGTATCTATAGCACCAAGAAGATTGACATCAGAAGCAATTGACTGTACCAAAAAGTTGATTCCAGACCTTACTTCGTGAGAAGCGATTCCCTTATCTGTAGAGAATACATTAGGTAGTCGTCTCTTTCTTCCGAAATGGCTATAAATAAATCCATTATCTTGTATAAACTGCTTCTGGTCATCTAACCATTTCTTGAGTCCTGCAAACTGTTCAAAGTAATCTTTGATAACACCACTTGCTTCATTCATACTAAAATAAGTACCAGAGTCTTTTGTAACTTGTTCACTAATCTTCTTCGGTCCCGCACCATACATGATACCAAAGGTAACAGCTTTTGCCATCTGTCTTTGTGTACTGTATAGTTTTGCAACTTCGTCAACTTCACAAGGTAAGTCAAATACTATCTTCGCAATGTTACTATGGAAGTTACCTCCAGATTTAAACACATTCATAAGATTCTTATCATTTGCAAGTACGGCTGCACAATATACTTCTGCTGTTGTTAAATCCATTGCAACTATTTTGTTGCCTGGAGCAGCTTTGATACATCCTTTTACAATTGGATTGTCTCTTGGAATCTGTTGCATATTCATTTTACCACTACTGGAAAGACGTCCAGAGGTTGTTCCGTGAAGGTTGAAACCTGTACGAAGTCTGCTGTCTCTATCAAGCTGTGGATAAATTTTATCGAGATATGTACTTTTGATCTTAACTTTCTGTCTTATGTCAAGTACTAACTGAGGTACTTCATGCTTCTCAGCTAATTCTTTTAGCACTTCCGCATCAGTACTGTCCGCACCCGTACCAGTCTTCTTACCAGTTGGTTCAAGACCAATGTAATCAAAGAGTAAAGAACGAAGCTGCATAGTACTGTTTGGGTTGAAGTCTTTTCCTGTAATCTCCTCGAACTTCTTAATCTCAGGATAAGTATATAATGTAGCAATAGCTTCATCAATATTTTCCTGCATAAGAACGGAAGATTTCTCCAGTCTCATTCTATCAAAAGGTACACCTATATCTTGTATATCAGTTAGGAATCTGCACCCAGGAATAAGGATATCTCTGTATACTCCGTACAATCTTTCGTTAGTAAGTAAAGGCTTTTCAAACTTTTGGAAAAGAAGAAAAGTACATACTGCGTCAAGAGCTGCATAGTCTTTCATGATATCAAAAGGAATCATATCCCAAGTAAATTGATTCTTGAGTATTCCATTTCTACGACAGAAATCTGCCATCCAATCATACATAGGTTTCTCGTAGTCTCCGTATGGAGTATACTTTAGAGATAATTGTTTTAGGCCGTGAGTGCCTGGATTTTCATCTAACATGTAATGTAGTAACATGGTATCTTCAAATCTTGGGAACTCAAACCCAAAGTGATACTCAAAAAACGCCAAGTCAAACTTAGCATTATGAAATACCACTCGTTTCTTAGTGAATAGTTCTTGTAGTAATTGTTCTACTTCTTCATCCACACAATCTGTATCAATATAAGCCCCGTGATCTGGTTCGTATGATATACTCATACCAAGCATATATCCGTCCCTAGGATATAGTCCCGTTGTCTCGGAGTCCAGTGCAATAAAGTCAAAAGGAGCGTCGATTGCTTTCTTAATGAAGTCAATGAAGTCCTTAGTTTCTGTTATTCCATATGCTTTGTCAGAACCAAGTTTCATAACTTTAAGTTCTCCTTTTACATACTTAGTTATATTACCTACTGATTCTTCCCAAGTCTTTTTAGCTTCTGGTTTGAAAGCTAACATTGCTGGGTTAATTATGGGTAGAAACTTATCATCGATAACTCTACCACTGTATTCTGTTACTGAGCTTTGTTTTGTATAAAATTTCAAACACTCTGAACCAACAAGAATTACCCAATCATAATCATCAATGTTTACATCAATGTCACAATCTCGTTTGAGTACTTTCTTTACTGTTGGGTCAGAACATAGTTGAAACTGGTCAAAATCAAACTGATTCTCAAATAACCTCACATAGTCATTACGACTAGGTTTACTTTCTATTAATGCTATTTTAGCCATATAATTGTTCCTTTAATTGTTTTACTTTGTATTTTGTTAATGCCCCTGCATCCCCTAATTCTCTTGGTAGTGTAATGTTTTTATGTAGTATCTCTGCTATTTCACACATTTCAATCACTCGGTGTGCTGCATCTTGACCTGCTTGGTCTGGGTCAAAGAGTAAATCTATGCCCGATACTCCACTCATTTTTAATAATTTTAGTTTTTCTATATCTATGTTTCTTGTACCAAAACAACAAACAGCATTTTCCAACCCCTTATCATGTAGATTTAGTACATCAAATATACCTTCTACTAATATGATTCTTCCTTTTATGGGGCGGACTCGAGCAGGGAAGACTGGTAACACAGCTTTTGGGGGATGTATAATATATTTTACTATATCTGTAGGTGATTGACTCCTACAATTAAATGCTACTATTTTTCCTGTCAAGTCCTTAATCGGAAAGGAGAGTCTACCTGTGAATGGTTTGTCTGGATGCACGAAGCAGTCAAACCTTTTATAAGTTTCAGGTGAGATTTCTCTCCAGTTGCCTACGTATGGCATGAAGTTAGCAGGCATCTTTAGTCCAATGGACGACGACCTTACTTCTTCTATTTTTCTTCTAACCTTTTCTCTACGTATATCTAAAGGATTAGAAGGTGCATCGAAATGAACAAAGATGTTACCCTTATAGCCACAAGAGAAACAATTGTATACTCCTGTTATTCTATCTATTCTCATACTTGGGTTGCCATCATCATGTTCAGGATTTAAACACGAGACTATACAATCTGCTGGAGATAACTTATACTGTATCTTTCTTTCTTGTAATAGTTCTTCAACTGTCATTTTTTACTTTTCCACAATAAATACATGAACTTCCTATAAGTGTATATACTAGTCGTTTTTTGACTTCGCATACGTGACTCCAGAATGTTTCGTATATTTTTTTCATACTACTTTATGGTATTCCATAAGTTCTTCTAAAGTAACAAATACTTTTAGTACTGTTACTTTTCTCATCCCTAATTCTTTTGCTACATCATATCTGTGATGCCCGTTTACTATGTAGTTATTTTTATCTACTATAATCGGTCTAATCTTAATCTGACTATAACCTTTTCTGGCTCTGTCATGCATACCTTCTACTCTTTCAGATTGTGCAGGTTTTATTCTACTTACCAACATATTCATCTTTTTATAGGGATGAGGTGCACTTTTTAAGTGAGACTTTCTTATTTGAGGCATCAATGCTCTAGGATAGTTTTTTGTCTTCATATTGCTCCTGCATTTCAGATTCATAAATTACTCTAAATTCTTCTAATGTTGGTACTACCACTACGCTTTGTTTATACATTGGTCTTATATATTCAATGTATGCGTGTTGTAGTTGCGCTTCTGTGTATAATATCATAGGTCGTCTACCTCTTCTCCTGTTTTCATACTGTTTGACATATCCTCTTTATCTTTAGGATTAATTTGTGATTGAGGTCCGATTTTAAGTGTTTCCCAATCAATAACACTACTGAAGCTTTTCATAACATTACTACGCATCTTTGTACAGTTGAATGTCATGCAATTATCTTCTTGCTCCCATGTTTCAAGTGAGTAAGCCGCATCTGCAGCATCAAGTATACCTTTTGCAAACCTTGCTTCTCCACTTGCATCGGTCTGATAAGGGGCAAAGAACATAGTCTCATACTCCTGTGCATATAACTTCATTTTCTTACTTACTTCTATCTGTTCTGTCCAATCGTATTGACCAGATCGACTTGGTGCATTGTGACGCTTAACTTGGTTCAAGTAATCAACTATTACAACTCCTATGTCAAGTTGGTTGACTTTCTTGTCAAGCTCTGACTGTATCTTGGAGAGAGTTAGTGCAGGGTCATAGATTACATCTATTTGCCTGTCTTTGTGAAGCTGTAGTCTTGTTAGTTTGGTATGAAATGCTTCAAAATCCTTTGTCTTCTCAAACTCGGGAAGCAACTCATGCCCACCATCAAAACGTCCAGCCCACCAGCCAGCAACGAGCGACCACTCTGGACCACTTAGCATTTTGCTACGTAATCTTTTGAGCGGTACTTTAGTTGCAACAGAGCATATTCTTTGTAGTATGGAACGACTATCCATTTCAATAGTGAAATAAATAGCAGACCTACCACTTTCATATACATTAGCTGCTAGGTTACAACAGGTAACTGATTTACCTGAACCACGTCTGCCTCCCACAAGCACCAAATCTTTGGGAGAGAACTGAATTTCTGAATCATAATCAGAATTGAGTCCTAAAGGTAAATACTTAGATAGTTCTTTGTCATCCTCAAATAGAGAGATTTTTTCCATACTCTCTGCTGGTGGTTTGACATCTACCGATTCACTTACCTTTAAAACTATTTCCTGTAATTGTTCTATGTTTTCTTCAGCTGTAGCCATTGCTACTGTATTATCTATATACCTGTCGAGTTGATCCAATATTTCTACTTGTGCATACTCATTTTTGAGATAGTCAAGTAAAAGCCACGCGTCTACCTCGACATCTACTGATTCGATTGCGAATATTTTTTCTTGGAGTTTTCTGTCACGGATTTCGTAACGTAGGTCTTCGAACTGGGGAAGGTCTTGATATTGCTCTATGTGCTTGTCAAGTACTTTAAAAATAGATTGAAAATCACCAGGTAGGTAATGTTCCTTGAGGTTTGCCCAAGTATCTAAATCTTTTTGTACTATGATTTGCTTTAGTAACGCACTTGCAATATTCAAACTAACTCTCCCAAGTATATGATAAAAAAATGGGTAGGGACAGAAGCCCCCACCCGACTAAATGCAAGAAATATTAACCTATTTCTTTTTTAGCAGCGCCGTTGTAATCGGAACATGTTAGACCTCTTCTGGTCAACATTGTTTTAACTCCTCTTACTGTTTTGCCGATTTGGTCAGCGATTTCGTCAACTGTTAAAGTTTCGATATCGATGTCAGCTAAAACGTCAGCTTTGCTTGAACCTTTAGTTTCTTTCTGCTTAGGAATCGCGTTGATTTCACCACTTCTTAGTAAAGATAAAGCTTTACCTCTGATTGAATTTACTGATTTGTCTAATGCATCAGCGATTTCTTCTACGAAGCTTCCGCCGTTTACCATTTCAACAAATGTTCCTTCTTCTTCAGGAGTATAAGTTCTAACTGTTTCTACTTTAGGAGCTGGTTTAACGTGGTCTGTAAGTTCCATAGAAAGAATCTTTCCTTGGATTGACTTAGCAGAAAAGTTTCCGCCCTCGAAGTGTGATGCAATTTCTGCATAAGTGTAAGAACCACTGTTATCATTTACAAATGCTGATAAAGTAGCTTCTTGGTCTTCTGAGAAAGATTTAGTAGCTGAAGCAGAAGCTAGTTCTACGTCAAATCCCATCTTTCTTAGTTTGCTAGAAACTGATCTTGTAGATGTTTCTAACTGCTCTGCTGCTGAAGCAACAGTAGCTTGAGATATCGGGCTCTCGTTGCCCACGAAAGAAGTCAATTCTGATGTTCTTTCGTCTGTCCATTTTGGTAATGCCATTTTTATATTTCCTCTAAAATGTCTTTTATGTTATTAATAATTGTTATACCCATTGTCTCTGCTTTCTTAGTTTTAGCACTTGCTATTCCACTCTCATTGACTAAGATTGTTACATCTTTTGTAAGAGAATCCTTTACTGCATAGCCGTTTTCTGATAATACTTGCTTGGCGGCTGCTTTTGTAGGATAGCTTATTAGCTTACCTGAGATACAAACTGTTCCCTTAGTGTTCTCGTGACTGACTTTTTGCCTTGCACAAGTATAAGAAAAAGGTAACTTTGCATATTCTTGGAGTAGGAAAGTTTCTTCTAACCAATCAAGAAGGTTCGACGCCGCTTTAGGACCCAGACCTGCCTCTGCACATGTCTCTGGGGTTATCTCATGTATTGTTGAGATGTGTTTCGCTAACTTTTGAGTGGCACTTGAGCCTATCAGCGGTATCGAAAAAGCTGGAAGTAAAACTGTTAGGTCATTACTCTTTGATTTATTAATTTCTTGAAAGAGTTTAGTTCCCAGTTTTTCTGAATCCAATGTTGAACATATATCCTCTTGGGTGAGAGAATATATATCGTGATAATCAACTAACCCGAGCTTGTCTATAGTAGACGGCCCGAGTCCTTTGATTTTTAAAGTCTTTGCAAAGTGTTCAACACGCTTTGCTGACTGAGCGGGACAAAGTTTATTACGACAGAATAATTGGTCATTAACAAGTTCTAACACGCTTGAGCATGTTGGACAACTTGTCGGTGGTATTATCTCTGTCATTTCTTCTTTCTCCCAAAATATACATATATTATATCAGACGAGACATCATTTGTCAAGAACTATTTTTTGGGAAGTCCCTAAGTATAAGGGAATCAATTTTAAAGCACTCTGTATGCCCACCAAATTTTTCAGCTGGATAATGACGATCGTCCTTAAACTTTTCGTGCAGTTCCTGCTCAAATTTCCAACAGTTATAAATCGTATCGTGGTAGGTTCGTTGAATACGTAAATCATATCCTTTAAACCCACGACTTCTTTTTATAACGTGTCTCCAATCTTTTCCTTTTGCTATTCCAACCTTAATACACTCGCGTTCATACGTGCGCTGGTTGACTAAAATAACTCCATATAGAACTCCTTCTACTAACTGTTCATCAGGGCGGTTCTCAAAATAAGTTTTGTTGTAAACTCCTCCACTCATTCTTTCCAGCTCCAACCTTCTTCGATAGATGATTGTACCCCTTGGATAAAATCTCTATCTTCTTCAGAAAGTATAGACCAAAACTTACTTACGTTTAATGTCTGTAACATTACTTCATTAGGATTCTTTAAATGAAAATCCTTATGCATAAGCATCTCTATTTGGTCAAGTCTATTAGTTATTTTTTCTCTTAAGTCTTTGGCTGCCATTTGTCGCAGGTCTCCTCTGATAGTACCATTCCTGCTGGCATGGTTACTCTACACCAACCCTCACTAAGTTTTGGGGTGATCTCGTGTATAGGCTCATAAAACTTACATTCGCCACAAGGGTTATCTGGAAGTTTCTTTGCTCTTTTTAATTTAATTGACTTCGCCATTCTCTCTTATCATTCCTTGACAAAAGTTTTCTGCGATATCTTCACACCAGAACTCGCTTTTTGTAGGATGCCACATAAGAAAGCCATTACTTTTAGACTGTTTATCTAAAAGATAGACTCCCCATGCTTGAGTAGTATTACTTTTTACTACTTGTGCATATCTATTATCCTGTGAGTACTCTGAATATATTGTAAAATCATTCATGTGTTGTCTCCATCTCTGTACTTGATTTGTGACTTGTCAAACAATCTATTCGCCTGTCTCTGCATTGAACGTTCTATCCAACGCTCGAAAGCACGTGAAATCCATTGTCTAATCTTGCCCATTAATCTACTCTTGCTACTATTTGAGGGATTATCTCCCCCGCTCTTATTACTTCAACCATACACCCTATCTCTAAGTCTAATGCTTCGATAATAGCCATGTTATGTAAGGTTGCTCGTGAAACTGTTGCTTCTCCTATTATACAGGGTTCGAGTATTGCTACTGGAGAAACTGCACCTGATTTTCCTACTTGCCATTTAACATCAAGTAGTTTTGTAACTACGCCTTCTTGCTTTTCTTTGAGAGCGAAAGCACCACGAGGATGATGAGAAGTATATCCTAACTCATCAAACTCTTTGTGGCTAACTATTCTCCAGACATCTCCATCCTGTGGAAATTGCTCCCAGTTGGAATCAATTGCTGTATTGAACTCCATATGCTGTAGCATCCTCATATCTTCTACCCAGTCAGGGCAGATAGCAGGTTGTACACCATAACTTACGAAAGTTAAATCTCTTCTCTTAACTTCTTCAATATCTTTCAAGTTAAGCGCACCCGCTGCATAGTTACGTGCATTGGGTATTTCTTTTGGAGCTACTATCTCTCCTGTAATTTGCTTAGGTTTCTTACTAAAGATTTCATTTGGCACTAAGTGTCTAATCTTATCTGTAATATCTAAACCTTTCTTACCATCGCCTCTGGTAAGTGCCATTGTTAGTTGTCCATCTATATATTGAATACTAACTGCAGCTCCGTCCAGTTTAGGTGTAACAGTTACTACTCCAGGTAGAAAAGTGTCTGGGTCTTTCTCTCCCTTGTAAACCTTTTGCAAGGAGTACATAGGAAACATGTGAGGTATTCTTGTGCCTTCGTCTGTGCCAATCGCAGTAGCATCTACCTGTTCTTCTAATCTGTCATAGACTTCATCAGAGATACTCGGGTCGCCTCTATAATAATCTGCTTTTGCTTGTTTTAAAAATTCCTCTAATTTACTCATTATTTACCTATATGTTTTACTTCTTCTTTTGGTATTACTTGGTATGCCCCTTTATTGTACGCAATCGAAACAGTATAATTCTTACTCTCTTTTTGTTTGTAAGTATTATCTTGCGGAGTTGTGTACTGACTCATTGGAGCCGAAGGGTATTGTTCCGTAGAACTACGGAATGTAGCGTCTGGAGCAAAGGTTTTCCACTCAGGCTGTTTAGTTCTTACAGCCTTAGTGAATTTGCTCTTACGTTTGCGACCGTGTTGGTCATATGTCATTTGTCCTTTTATAATCATAAATATATTATACTAAATTTTTAAGGAAATGTCAAGAACTATTTTTGTTAGAGGTAGATTTCGTCCAGTAAGTCTCTGAAATTTTCTTCTATAATTGCTTTGGATTCTGCTAATGAGAGAATCTCAACTAAGCCTTGAAATAGATTTCTAGTATTTTCCATGTCTATAGGTATGGTTATGCCTTGATTAGATGGTTTCCATTCCTCATCAAAATCAAGGTAGTACTTTCTTAAAGATAAATATTCTACTCCTCTAAAGGTACTGACTACAAGCCGAAGCTGGTCATGTGAGGATTCTTGTATTATTTTTTCATAAACAGATGGGGCTTCTAAATCAATCATTGCGAATGACTCGGTTAAGGGGTATAATACTCGTTACATTTTCAGGCACAAGGATTCTATATGAGTCCGTGTCCCAACAAAATAACAAGGACGTATGTTGTCCCTCTTTAGCTCTATTCTTTTTACCTTTTATGTAAGTTGTGGTAAAGTCTCTTGTGCACACATTGTATTTTAACTTGCGTGAATTTTGACTTCTATATGTGACTACTGCATCTCCTGCTTCGTCGATTCGTCTTTCGAATTCTGGTTTTTTCATGTTTCCTCCAATTTAAACTAACAAAAACTCTTTTGATTTGTTAAATTTTTGGTTACTTATTTGAGATGCAAAAAATTGAGGCAACCACGAAGACTGCCTCAACACACTAAATTACACTACTTATTTAATGATTCTATAACTGTTGTGAAATAAACTGCTGCTTTACCAGTTAGTTTTGATACTATTGCTGCATCAACTTCTTGACCTGCATCGCCAAGTACTGAAGTAAGTTTGTCTTGTGCATCTGCAACTGAAACTCTGCCTCCACCTGTGCTGCCGCCACCGCTTGACTTAGCTGCTGGAGTTTTTCTTACATATACTCCTGCTTTTGTTAATATCATTCTGACACCATTTGGGCTTTCACCAAGTTCTTCTGCGATGTCTTTTACTATCTCCATTGAAGTCTCAGGTGTAGGTTCTGCATCCTGATACATTTCAACTGCTTGCTCTTTAGATTCGTCTGTCCAAGCCATTTTTCTTCTCCTATATTTTTTGTTATTGCGCATGAACTCTGGCATACCAAATGCCCACCCTGTGGTTTCTCGCATCTGCTGGTAATATCTGTCGCTCATATTTGCTCGTTTTTTGTTTATAAATATATTATAATAAAATTATAACCAATTGTCAAGAACTATTTTTCAGTTCCTATTTAAATTTCTCATTGTATAGGTATATTAAATCCGCTTTACCTATACTATCCTGTCTTGCTGTCCAAGAAGCTAAAGGGTAGTAATCTAACTGCTCGAAGTTATCTATAATATCTTCTGCGTTAGGACTTCTTATAAAGTGCCAACTCTTTGGAGCTAAGTCTTCTATATCTAAACTAATAGTACCTATATTTCCTCCATAAGCTCTAACAGCAAAGTCAATATTTGAAGGTGCTGCTACCTTACCATCTACTGTTATATATGATAATACTTCAAAGTCATCATGAGTAAGAGGTAATACTACTAATTCTCTTTTTTCTTCTCTACGTTTCCATATTTGAAAACAACACTTTGCTTTCATGGTTTCAGGTATAAAAGACCCTGTAGGAATTTCTATATCTTCTACTAAATGAAAATGTAGATTAAGTTTATTTTGAACTGATACTCTTCTAAAAGTTCTTGGTATAATAAATGCTATTGTATCTGCAAATGTTGCTGCATGATTAAAGAATTTTATAGCAAGGGAACTTACTCTCCCAAAAGGCGGATTACCTATTACTAAATTCTCTGTACCCTTATAAAGAAAAAAATCTTGTTCAACTATTTCATCATGCTTGGGCTCTAAATCAATGCCTACTCGTTTTTCAGAAGGTAATAAATCAAGAAAAACTCCTGTACCTGCAGAAGGTTCTAATATTTTTTCATACTCTGAAAAATCTATTAGGTCGCAACATAACTTTGCAACTTCAGGTTTGGTATAAAACTGGTCTAAACTCATAACTTTCTCTACTTTAAATGTTTTTGTAATGCATTTAACATATCTTCTGCTTCTGCAAGTTTAGATAGCTCTGATTTTATTGACTCCATAACGTCTGGGTGTTCCCCAATACCTACTGGATTTCTTAAATAAACTCTACAGTTAGCTCTATGGTAGGCCATCTGCCCTTCTAAGTGTTTTACTAATTCTTCGTACATTTTGTTTCCTTATTTTATGTTAATGACTCCACTAACAAATCCTTGTATAAACCTTTCTAATTTAGAAGGCACTATAAATGTTATTATAAGTACAGGGAAAAATAATAAAAATATAAAAAATACTATTATGAATGAAAGTACTGGTTTTTGTGCTACTATATTATAAGGTGCTATTGCTCTTATTAATTTATAAGACGGCCACCAGATAGAATACATTGCAGCGAGCGTACCCGATAAGTATACTGCAGTAATAATCTGCCATATCTCCATTTTTTCTCCTTGTGTTTATAGATACTTTTGCAAGTGTTGTAGCTTACCCATATCATAGGTAGCTAAAGGATATTGCTTACCTGCAAAAGATAGATGTGGAAAATAAGTACCTTTGAGGTCTTCTTGACTACATTCTATAGTGTGGCATAAATATAATTTATAACCTCTTTCTTCTGCTCCTTCAGGGCTTAACTCCTTTTCAACAAGTGCTGGATAGTTCTGTCGAACTGCCCATATCTTTTCTCCAATTTGAAACTCATCTGCTACACACTGTTCTGGTAGCATTGCGTTTCTTCTCCCTTCGTAGTCTGTTTGAGGTAATTTCTGTGGAATACCCAATCTTTCTACTACTGCTTTGATAAATGCAGGTGAACGATATAAACTTTTAGCTATATCTGATACATTTGCTCCATCCAAGTAGAAGTTTACTACTTGTTTAATTTCCATCTCTGTTGCGCCTTTGCCTTTGTTTTGGGCTTTGCGTCTTTCTCTATAAGCTACTGTTTCTAAGTGGTCTTCAATTATTTTATTGAGCCTCGTAGTATTATAACTTATATTTAATATACTACATGCTTCTTTCTTTGTTATTGGACTATCTCCGTTCAATAACTCCATAACATGTTGTATGTTTGTTTCTGTTAAATTCTCATGCTTTCTAGTCTTTATTGCCATTATTGTGTATCTCCGTGTAATTAGTGGATGGCATCTCATGTCCTAGCAAGATTACGGCATAGTGAAGTATCTTCAACAAATCTTCTTTGTTGCGACCTTCTTTCTTGCCGTATCTCTGTGCATATTTTATTATGTTACCAATACAGAACCCTTCGCCATGCCCAGCATCAAATATAAACTCAGTTGACTGAATTTTATTCATACTGTAGTGAGC